AGAGAGGCCTGGAAGTCGAAGAGCCACGATGGCATCGCCAAAGGCGCGAACCCGTGCTCTCCGTCTATCTGGGCCTTGCGATCAAGAAACGCGGCGTAGTCTGACGCCGATTGGTTTTGCACTCTCTCTCCTTCCATGCGGCACCGTGCCGCGTTGATAAATCGTCACCGTGAACCGACAAACGCCACCGTCAGAAACACCCCCGCGTGTTGCAGTTTCACGAGCGCCGGGATGCCCCGCCTCCTCCAGTTCGCCACCCGCTGCGGGCCGCCCGAGCCGTAGCCGAGCCTGCGCGCCAGAGCAGTCGGGCCGCCGAGGGTGTCGATGATCTCGGAGTCGGGGTGCAGTGCGTGGTGGCTCACGCTGTGAGCCAGTCGAGGTGATATCGTCATGGGGTGCGACTGTAACACGGTGTGGATAGGGATGTGAAGGGGTCGGCGCGGAGAGTCGCATAAATCCCTGCGATTCTGTCGGAATAGGGGTTGACGGGATAAACGGATCGTTTATAGTTCAGCCCATCGCAACACGCAACCCGGAGACGCAGAATGTACGACCTGATCGAAACCACAAACGAAACCGGACGCAGCTTTTCCGTCGTCAACAGCAAGGGCAAGGTGCTGCGTGTCCATCGTTACTACGAAGATGCCCTCGCTCATCTTCGCCGCCTGCACAACGCTCGCATCCGTCAGTACCGCGACAACGCTGTGCGCGCCTTCAGGGCGGTAGCCGGCCAGTTCTAAACCACACCGCTGCGGTGCCAGCGGCCTGCCCCGGCGGCAGGCCAGTGTCACCCCGACACGCAACAGGAGCCCACATGCACTACACCACCCTCGGCCCCGGCGACAGCCCCACCTGGCCCGCGCACATCGTCGCCAACGACCCCCGCGAGGTCGGCATCGAAGACGACGGCCTCGCCCAGTGGGAAGCTGACGAAATCGCCGCCGAACAGATCGCCAGCACCGCCGCCGCCGTGGTGGACTGGCTGGGCAACGTCTGCAACGACGACGCCAGCAGCAAACCGGTTGAGACGCACCTGATCTCCGACGCGCAGCTGCAGGACGCGCCCGTCGCCGTGCTGCTGGCCTGCATCATGACCGGCACCGACAGGCAAGCGACGTTTGCGAGGATGTTCCTGCGGGATCGTTTCCAGGCAGACCGCAAGGACGAGATCACCGAACGCAGCGCCGAGCTGTACGAAGCGGCGAACCCCACCTACAACGAGGAGTAACCAACCATGACCACCAGCATCAGCATCCACAACGTCTCGGCCATCAAGGCCGGCCCGGTGCGCACCGAACGCCACCGATACGCCCCGTGCGAAGAATACTTCGTGCGCACCATCGAAATCGTGGACGACAAGGGGCATAGGTTCCTCCTGACGCTGTTCTCCGACATGCGCTCCGGCGTGACCATCGAGACGCCGCCCGAGGGTCTGTTCATTGCCCAGGAGGTGGTGGCATGAGTGCGCAGTACACGACAGAAGTAACCAGAGAGATGATCAACGCCGCCCACGGCGTCACCATGAACGAAAAAGATCTAATACTAGGCTGGGAGTTCCTAACCAAGATTTACTTGGCAATGGATGCATTGGCGAAAAAGCCCGAAACTTCAAGTTCGCCATGCACTCACTGTGAAGCATTCGCACGCCAAGTGCTGCGGAGGATGGATGAGGAACTCAAGGCATGACCGAGCACCTCGAGCAACGCACCGACGAATGGCTTCAGGCCCGCGTGGGCAAGGTCACGGCCAGCGGGTTTAAGCATGTAATCGACCGAACGAAGGCAGGCAAGCGCAGCGCAGACGGTCAGAAATATCTGTGGCAGCAAGTCATCGAACGCCTGACCGGCCAGCCCGCGCCGGTCGCCAAGACGATGGCGATGCAATGGGGCACCGATCAGGAGCCATTCGCGCTGCAGGCTTACGTCGAGGCCCATGTCCTGCACGTGGAGGCTGTCGGGTTCGTGCAGCACCCTACGCTGGCCGTGGGCTGCAGCCCTGACGGGCTCGTCACCGAGCGCAGCCCTGCCACCGGCTCGGCGTCCGATGGCCTGATTGAGATCAAGTGCCCATTCAACAGCGCCGTGCATCTCGAGACATGGCTCTCCGGGATGCCAGACGAGCACATGGCCCAGGTACAGGGCCAGATGTGGATCACCGGCCGCGAGTGGTGCGATTTCGTCAGTTTCGACCCGCGCATGCCAGACGACCTGCAGCTGTACGTCCAGCGGGTTCAGCGTAATCCCGAATACATCGCGGGCCTGGAACGCGAGATCATCGCGTTCCTCATCGAGGTCGATGCCATCGTGCAGAAGCTGCAGGCGAAGACCTCTTTCTAGTCACCCACCACCGGAGTCACACATATGACTGCTCTCGTCCCCGTCTCTGAAATCGAACGCATGGCCGCATCCGTCGCCAAGTCCGGCCTGTTCGGCATGAAAACCCCCGAGCAGGCGATGGCCCTCATGCTCATTGCGCAGGCCGAGGGCATGCACCCGGCCAAGGCGGTGCAGGAGTTCCACATCATCAACGGCAGGCCCGCCCTAAAGGCAGACGCCATGCTGGCCCGCTTCCAGGCCGCAGGCGGGTCGGTGCGCTGGGGCACATACACCGAGCAGACCGTCTCTGGCACGTTTGCCCATCCGCAGGGCGGCAGCGTCGAGATCGAGTGGACATACGCGATGGCCGAACGCGCTGGGCTGACGAAGAACCCGACGTGGCGGCAGTACCCGCGCCAGATGCTGCGCTCCCGATGCATCAGCGAAGGCATCCGCACGGTGTTTCCCGGCGTGGTTGTCGGCGCGTACACCGAAGAGGAAGCGCACGACATGGCCCCGCCTTCGCGCCAGCAGGTCGTGGAAATCGTGCCTGCCGCTCCCGAGTCCGAACCCGCCGACCTCCTCTTCGCCATCGACGTCGCGCAGACAGTCGAGGCCCTGAACGCCCTCAAGCCCCGCATCCGCACGCTGCCGGCCGATCTCCGCTCCGAGATTACCGACGCCGCAAAGCAACGCGCCCAGCAGATCCGCGACAACGCCACCGTGGAGGCCACCGATGATCCGATCTGACATCACCACCGAGCCCACATCAGGCCCGTACAGCGTGCGCAAGGTCGGCGAGCGCTGGCTCGTCGTGCGCCAGATCGCGGGCGTCGATGCCCTGACCGTAGTGGCCGACTGCCGCACCGAGAATGCCGCACGTAGCGTGGCCGATGAGTTCAACGAGATGCGCGCCAAGTACGTAGGGAACCGCCATGTATGACCGCCACCCGTACACCCGCGAGCAGCGGCCGCAGCGCCGCACGCTGGCCGACATCGCCCTGTCCATCTCCATCGGCACCGGCCTGGCGTGGTGGATTTTCACGTGGGCCGCAGCATGAACGCCACGCACGTGACACCCCGCATGCTCGACGCCCTTGAGGCGGTCAAGCGCCTTGAGCCCTGCACCGCGCAGCAGCTGGCCGTCGAGCTCGGCGTGCAGATGGCATCGGCGCGCACGTATCTGTCGAATCTGCGCGTGATCGGGTTCGTCAGGCCCAGCGCCTGCAACAGATGGGCGAAGTGGCAGACCTGCCGCGTGCAGGCCGAGAACCCGGAGATCGTGCAGTGCTCGAGCGTCTGGGAATACGCGGCCAGGTGCCGCCACAGTCAGGAGAGCAGAGCATGAGAGCGTTGGAAATCGTCCGTGGCTGGTTCACACCACCCGCCGCCCTGGTCCTCGCCGCCCGCGAGCTGGAGGACGCCAAGCGCGGCCTCCTGAGCGCGCAGAGCAGTAGGGAATACGCCGATGGCTTGTGCCGCTATTACGAGAGCAAGATCAAGCGGTTGAACTCGTATCTGAAGGATGAGGCATGAGCACACAACCCGAAGCCCTGCGGCTGGCTGATGCGCTGGAGGCGTACCGCGCTGCCCGCAAATACGCCTAACGCCCGAGTTCAACCGCCGTAGGTCGGCTTGAACACCATGCCCGCTGTTGCGGGTCAACTTGAGCGAGGGGTTCGGCCTCTGGCTCCGAAGCGAGGAAGCGATGAAGACCTGGGAAGTCTGGAGCGAAGGCTATAGAGCCACAGGAGAGAGCGCAGGCGCAAACCTGGAGGGCAAGGTTGAGGCTGAGACGTGGCCCGAGGCGTGCCGTAAAGCGTGCGTTGACAGCGGGCGCTGGAAAGAACGACCGGGCGGCTTCGACGCCCGGCGGCTGACGGTGTGGGGATGCCGGCTGTTCGACAACGAAGCGGACGCACGGCGCTCTTTTGGCTGAAAGAGGCCTAACGTGAAATAGGCCGCACTGGCGGCACACAACACCAAGGAGAACACATGACTGAACAAACCAAAGCCGAGCGGCTGGCTGAAGAGCTTGAGTGGCAAACGCATTGGAAACCGCACGCCGCCGAACTGCGCCGCCTGCACGCGGAGAACGAACGGCTGACCAACCTCTGCTACGACTATACAGGGCAGATCACCGCGCTTCGTGCAGCGGAACAGATGCGTACTCGGATTGACGCAATGAAGGAGAGGAGCAAGACATGAAAGACCGCGAACTGCTTGAGGCCGCTGCGAAGGCGGCAG